CACTCATGCTTACTTACTCGCTGCTCTTTTATTTAGAGATAGAAAGTTTGCACTAATAGTTTCAGATACAGAAAGTCAAGCAATTAACTTTCTGAGTGATTTAAAAGATGAACTAATAAACAACGATGATCTTATTAACTTGTTCCAAATTAAAGAACTTGTTAAAGATTCTCAAACAGACATCATTGTAGAATTTCAAGATGGTGAGCAGTTTAGAGTTTTAGTTCGTGGTGCAGAGCAAAGAGTTCGGGGTCTTAAGTGGGATCAACGTCGACCAGATTTAATTATCTGTGATGACTTAGAAGGTGACGAACAAGTTGCTTCTAAAGATAGACGTGAGAAGTTTAGACGATGGTTCTATGCTGCTCTATTACCTTCTAGATCACAGAATGGTATTGTACGTATTGTAGGAACAATACTACATCTTGACTCTTTACTAAATAGACTTATGCCACCAGACTATGATGGCGACTATGTACAAAAAGAACCATTAAAGACTTATTCTACACGTAAGCGTGTTGAATGGCGTAGTGTAAGATATAGAGCACACTCTGAAGACTACCAACAGATATTATGGTCTGATAGGTATGATGCAGACTACTTTAGAAATAAGAAAGAAGATTACACAAAGCAAGGTATTCCAGAAGTGTATGCTCAGGAGTTTTTAAACTATCCTATTGATGAGTCCACTTCTTATTTTAAACGTAACGATTTTATTGAAATACCAAAACATACATTAGATGCAATCAGACATAAAGAAAAGAAACTTACTTATTACGCTGCAGTGGACTTTGCTATCTCTACAAGAGATCGTAGCGACTACACTGTTATTGCTATTGGCGGAATTGACTCTGATGGTATTATGAACATTGTAGACATTCGTAGAGGTCGTTGGGATGCTCTAGAGATTGTCGATGAGATGTTTGCAGTACAGAAGAAGTATGACCCTCAGTACTTTGTAACTGAGAAGGGTGCAATTGAAAAGGCTATTGGTGCCATATTAAGACGAGAACAAATCAATCGTCAAGTATATATGAACTTATATCCTATGACACCTACAAAAGATAAACAAGCAAGAGCAAGAAGTTTTCAAGCAAGGTTTAAAGCAGGTGGTGTTAAGTTTGATAAGAGTGCTCCTTGGTATCCTGATTTAGAAGAAGAGATGGTACGCTTCCCTAAAGCAAGACATGATGACCAAGTGGATGCATTATCATGGTTAGGCTTGGTTGTAGACCAAGTACAGAACGCTGACTCTCCTGAAGAAGAAGATGAATATGAGTACCAAAAAACCCTTAAATCAATACAAAACGACGGACGCTCTCGCGTAACAGGATATTAAAATATGGATCTAGACGTTAAAATTAAAATAGAAAAACTCTTAGCTTCACCTAACATCGCTGAGATGTTAGATGAAAGTGTACTTAACACTATTGGTTACAACGTAGTACAAGAGTTTAATATTGACAAGCAGTCTCGTAGTCAATGGGANAAACGTGTTGAGGAAGCTATGAAGCTTGCTTTACAAGTTGCAGAAGCTAAATCATTCCCATGGTCTGGTGCTTCTAACGTTAAGTTTCCTTTAATTACAATTGCAGCTTTACAGTTCCATAGTAGAGCTTACCCAGCATTAATACCAGCTGGTGACATCGTTAGAATGGGTGTAGCATCTGGTAAAGATTCTAACCCTGAAGTAATTGAAAAGGCTAAGCGTATTGAAAAACATATGTCTTACCAAGTATTAGAAGAAGATGAGAGCTGGGAATCTGAAATGGATAAGGTACTTATTACAGTGCCTATCGTTGGTTGTGCTTTTAAAAAGACCTATTGGGATTTTGATGAAGAACATCCAGTATCAGAGAATATTTTAGCTAAAGATTTTGTAGTTTCTTATTGGACAAAGAACCTCTCAGACTGCACACGTATGACACACATGTTATACTTAAGCAGCAATGATGTACTTAGTAGACAGAGAAGGGGTATGTGGCTTGACGTAGACCTGTCTCGTCCACTCCTACTACCTCAAGATGACCTATCTGTAACACAAGATAGAGCTCAAGGTGTGTATGTAAACAGTGAAGATCCAGGAACTCCTTATGAATTCCTTGAACAACATCGTTGGGAAGACTTAGATGGTGATGGTTTTAAAGAGCCATACATCATTACAGTTCACAGAGAAACTAATAAAGTAGTTCGTATTGTTGCTAACTACTTTGAGACATCCATCAAACGTAATAACGATGATGAGATCATTAGTATTAAACCTGAAACCTATTTTACTAAGTATTCATTTATTCCATCACCTGATGGTGGTTTCTATGATATTGGTTTTGGTATTCTTTTAGGACCATTAAATGAATCTATTGATACTATTATTAATCAGCTTATTGATGCTGGTACTATGGCTACAACAGCAGGTGGTTTCTTATCACGAGGTATTAAAGTTCGTGGTGGTAACTACAATTTTGCTCCTCTTGAGTGGAAGCATGTTGATAGCACTGGTGAAGATCTCGCAAAAGGAATCGTACCTCTCCCTGTTAGAGAACCTAGCCAAGTGTTGTACACGTTGCTTACTACACTAGTAAACTATGGTGAACGTATTGTAGGTGCTACCGATATTATGGTAGGTGAGAACGTAGGTCAGAATACACCAGCTCAAACAGCACAGATGATGGCTGATCAAGGTAACACAGTATTCAAAGGTATCTTTAAACGTATTTACAGATCCCTTAAAGAAGAGTTTAGAAAGATTTACAGACTTAATCAGTTGTACTTACCTAGTGAACATAAATATAGTTTAGGAGTTGCATTAGCGTCGGATTACCGACCATCACCAGATATGTTAAGACCATCTGCTGATCCACATGTAGTAACTGAAACTCAGAAACTAATGCAAGCACAAGCCCTAAGGGAAGTATCAATGACTTCACCAGGCTTTAACTTGTATGCAGTTAATAAGAGATATTTAGAAGCAATTAAAGTTACTAACATTGATGAGATATACCCAGACCCACAAGGTCCTAATGCAGTACCACCTCCACCTAATCCTAAAGTACAAGTGGAACAAATTAAAGCTCAAACCAAGGCTCAAGACATTCAAACTAAAGCTAAACTTGGTGCAGCTAAACTTATGCAGGATGCTCAGCTTAATGAAGCTAAGATTCTTAAACTTGAAGCTGAAGCATTACTTGCTGCAGAACAAGCTGATGGTGTAAAAGATGGACATCAGATTGCTCTGATTGAAGCACAAATAGGAGCAGCTAAACTCCATCAACAGGGTTTAATTGAATCTATTAAGATACTTAAAGATATAGGAGATAGTAAAGATGGTGATAACACCGGTGGAATTCCAGGAATGGAAGGACAATTTAGTAACCAAAACCCTCTTCAAGGCATTACGCCAAGATAGAGAGTACATGAAAGAAATGATTGTCCGCGGTAACGTGGATAATGTAGAAGAAGCAAAAGGTAGATGTAACGCAATACTTCATTTGTTAGACTTAACATATGAAGACTTAGTTAACGGAGCGAGAGATGACAATAAATACTAGCGGTATTAATCCCGTTGGTCATAGATTGTTAGTATTACCTGAGGAAGTAGAAGAAGTATCCGAGAGTGGTATTATCATATCTGTAGGCCAACAAAAGGACAGGGAGCAGTTAGCCCAGATCCGTGGTACAGTGGTAGCGATGGGTTCAACTTGCTATGGAGATCAAAAAGATCCATGGTGTAAGATTGGAGACTTCATTACTTTTGGTAAGTACTCAGGACTCATCTATAAAGGTAATGAAACTAAAGATGGTAAAGAGTATAGAATTATAAACGACTTAGACGTTGTGGCAACACACGAGAAAGATTAGAGATGGCAGAAGATCAAGTAAACGATCAACAGCAACCAGAAGCAGCCCCGGCTGTTAATGAAACTGTTGAGAAAGAAGCGAGACTTTTTGGCTGGGTTCCTAAAGAAGAGTTTAGGGGGTCAGAGAGTGATTGGGTAGATGCAGATACTTTTGTTAAGCGTGGTAAGGAAATTAATCCTATCCTTCGTAAGAATAATGAAACACTTATGAAGAAGCTTGATGAAAAGGTTAAAGAGATTGATGAGATTAAAGCATCAGTCGAAGAGTTCAAGAAGTTCCAGAAGGAAGCTTATGAACGTAAACAAATAGAATTACAAGCCCAAATCACAGAACTTAAAGCTCAGAAAAAGACAGCTATTGCTGAAGGCAATGGTGACTTAGTTGTAGACATTGATGATCAGATTGATTCATTAAAAGAAGCACAGAAGGAAGCGAAGGAAGAGTCTAAGGCCCCTTCTCCGCAACAACAAACTCCTGTAGCTACTGATCCTGATATTCAAGATTGGCTTGGACGTAACCAATGGTTTGGACAAGACTCTGAAATGACAGAAGTGTCAAATGCACTAGGAGCTTCTTTAAGAAAACAATTTCCTAATTTATCTGGTCGTGAGTTTCTAGATAGGTTGGACGAACGCATTGCTAATTACTTCCCTGAGAAAACATCTCTTGGTAGGAAGCAAAGAGGTAGTGCAGTAGATTCAACCGGATCTGTAAGATCAGGTGGTAGTGGAGGTAAGAAGTCTTACGACAATTTACCACCAGAAGCAAAAGCAGCTTGTGATAAGTTTATTAAGCAAGGCTTATTTAAAACTAAACAAGAGTATGTAGATAACTACGATTGGGAATAAGGAGAAAATTATGGCAGTAGCAGATACACCAGAAGATAAAAGAGAAAAGGCATTAGAGAAACAAGTTCGTAACAATTCCGAAAGACGTTCACAAGAACGTAAAAGGAACGTGTTCAATGGAACACAAGGAAAGCTAACTATAAACTATACCATTGATGGTTATCACCTACACGGTTTTAATGACGAAAATGGTCGTATAGCAGATGCTTTAGACGGTGGTTATGAGTTTGTTGCTCCCGAGGAAGTTGGCGGTGTTAAAGAGAACGTAGTATCTCGTAACACTGATCTAGGAGATAAGGTAAGATGGCTTGTAGGAAGAACCGCTGATGGTGGTCCTTTATATTGTTACTTGATGAAGATTAAGCAAGAGTGGTATGAAGAAGATCAAGCAGCATTACAAGCTAAGAACAATTTAATTGATGATGCTATTCGTAAAGGTAAGAATACTAAAGACGGTTCATCCGCTGAAGGCTTCTATACTCCACACGAAGGTATCAAATATACAAACTAACCAAAGGAGTTTTATAAATGGCGAACATTAATCGTCCTAAGGGCCTAAGCCCAGTACAAAACACTGACGGTTCACCATGGTCACAAGGTGCAACATTATTCGCAGTAGCGAGTGATGCTTCAAACACCTACGCGATCGGTGATATCGTTATGGCAGCAGCAGGTGGTGACGCTACAGGCGTTCCATACGTAACAAAATGGTCAGGTACAGTAGCAGGTGCATCATTACCAGTAGGTGTTATCGTTGGTATTCGTGTTGCTGATCCTGGTACTTCATTAGTTGGTAACTCACTCTCATTAGAGAAAACTTACCTTCCATTGAACGCAGGTACACATTACCTTTACGTTGTTACAGACCCAATGACATACTTCACTGTTCAAGGTGACTCAACTGTTTGGGCTGCTTCTAACTTAAACAATAACTGTAACGTAACTATCACAGCTAACCAAACTACTTTAGGAAATGGTGCTCCATTCTCAAATACAGTAGCAACTGGTCCAGCAACAACAAACAGCTTACCATTACAAATCGTGGGTATCAATTCACGTCCTGATAATGCGTTAGGTGCTTATTGTGAATTAGTAGTTCGTTGGAACGTTCATGCCTATATCGGTCAAGCAACTGGCTACCTCGGTCAAGCAACTGGCCGTACTGGCGTTTAATAATTAAAGGAGAAATCAAATGGCGGGTTTAATTACCACAGCATCACATCCTAAGGCTCTTTGGCCAGGGATCAAACAATGGTGGGGTCAAACATATGACGAACACCAAGTAGAGTATACTGATCTTTTTGATTCAGAAACCTCTTCAATGAACTACGAAGAAGATGTACAACTTACAGGTTTTGGTTTAGTACCACAAAAACCTGAAGGTGCTGGTACACAGTACGATTCAGAAGTTCAAGGCTTTACAACACGTTACACACACGTTGCTTATGCTCTTGGTTACATTGTAACTAAAGAAGAGTTAGATGATAACTTATATGAGCAAGTGTCACGTAAACGTGCAGCAGCATTAGCTATGTCTTTCCGTCAAACGAAAGAAAACGTTGCAGCTAACGTATACAACCGTGCATTCTCAGGTTCATATGTTGGTGGCGATTCTGTTTCATTAGCTAACACAGCACACCCAAATACATCAGGTGGTACATGGGCTAACCGTCCAACAGTTGATGTTGACTTGTCTGAAGCAGCTCTAGAAGATGCTATCATTGCAATCATGGGTCTACAAAACGACCGTGGTCTCTTAATCAATATCATGCCTAAAACATTGATTATCCCACGTCAACAAGTGTTCAATGCACAACGCATTTTACATTCATCATACCAAACTGGTAATGCTAACAATGACATTAACGTGATCAAATCTGGTAACTACATTCCAGGTGGNTTCAAAGTTAATCATTACTTAACATCACCAAATGCTTGGTTTATCCGTAACACAATCCCTGGCAAAACAGGTATGAAGTACTACGAACGTGTTGGTATGCAATTTGACCAAGACAATGACTTCGATACTATGAATGCTAAGGCAAAAGGTTATGAACGTTACAGCTTCGGCTGGTCAGATCCTAGAGCAATCTGGGGTGTTAACGGTCCTTAATCGGGACATCACTGAGTGGTGGGAGGGGATAAAGTCCCTCCCCAGCTCTTATTAGGAGACTCAAATGGGTTTTGAACACGAAAGAGAAAAGGGCAAACGCCCTGATACAACTGTCCCTAAAAAGGGATTTAAGAACTAAATTTATTAACGCTCTAATGACGCTTTTAATTAAGCGTTGCTAAGCAACGTCAAAGGAGAATTATATGTCAGCACCATCAAGATTTCTAAGTGGAGTATCTACAGCTTATTCTGGCGAGACACTTTACTCATTTCCATTTCCAGATCCGTTTCACACTGGAAGTACACAAAACTTAGGTAGCTCAGTTTACACTAACGATTTTAACACACTTATCGGTACAGATTACACTGTAACTGGTTCATCATCAACATTTGCATTATCTAACTCAGTAGTTGGTGGTGCAGCAGTATTAACACCAGGTGGTACTACAACAGCATCATCTGCTTACAAGAACGGTACATTCTTCCAATTCCAAGCTGGTAACAGAGCATGGTATTCAACAAGAGTTCAAGTATCTGCAGTAGCAGGTAACGTATCATTTTATGTAGGTTTACAAAATGGTTCAGCAGCTACTGACGGTTTATGGTTTTCTAAAGCAGCATCTTCAACATCAATCAACTTAGTATCAACAGTAGGTTCTACAGCTACAACTTTAGTAACTGGTGTAGCAACAGCTGCAGCAGCTACATGGGTTGACTTAGGTTTATACTTTGATGGTACAGATATTAAAGTGTTTGCTAACAATGTTAACGTAGCTCGTGTTGCAGCACCTACAATTGGTTCATCAAGCACTACATTAACTAATGCTTTATTAAGCCCAGTGTTCCAAATTACTCCTACAGCGACTGATACTTTAACAACTGACTTCGTATTAGTTGCTCAAGAACTTTCACGATAATAGGGGAAATATAAATGGCTAATCCAACACCAAACATACAGATTATTTCAGATGGTCCTGCAACGACTATCTTGAAACTAACTGGTAATGCGAATACAGCCGATTTTACTTCCTCAACGTTAGTAGACCCAGCAGCTCGTTCAACAGTTGATCCAACAGGATCTAACTATTTAAAAGCTGGTTGGTATCGTATCGATAAGATTATCCACAATATCGAAGATGGTATTGTGGTTAATTTAATCTGGGACGACTCAACAGGAACTACTATTGAACAATTGGCTGGTCGAGGCAAAGCTGACTACAGACATATTGGTGGTTTACAGAATCCTAAGAATACAGGTTGGACAGGTAAGATTAACTGGTCAACAAGTACTGAATCAGGAACATGGACATCATCAGGATATTCTTTCTCAGTTATCTTAGAACTATCAAAAGGCTGGACTCCTTAATGGATAACTTAGCAATTCAAAACGCTAAATCTATTGAGGTAGAGGCAGTTATAATCAGAGCAGATGGTACCAGGGAAACTCTTGGTACTGTCAGCTACTGGCATAAGAATCCTATCAAAAGACTTATTTGGAGAATTAAACAATGGCTACACTCTTAGTTACAACAGGTAAATCTGTTGTTACCAATCGTATACTAGGTTCTGGTACAGCACCTCAGTATATTGCTTGGGGTACAGGTGCAGGTACTACATCAGCATCTGATACAACACTATTTACTGAAACTGGTACACGAGTATCAGGTACAATGACTCAACAAACAACATCAACTACTAATGATACATTCCAAGTAGTAGGCACATTAACAGCAGGTGGTTCTGTAACTATTACCAATGCTGGTACATTTGATGCTTCTACATCTGGTAACCTATTTGTAAAAGGTGACTTCACTGGTTTAGCTTTAAACTCTGGTGACAGTATTCAGTTTACATTTAAAGTTCAATTTAGTTAATGTATAGATGGCTCTTAATCAAGCAGCAGTCAATAAAGAGGTTGTTAACGGATCAGCTGGTGGTAACACTCTTTTACAGAGTTTAACAGCTACTGCAATAACTTCAACTGCTTCTTTTATAAGAGGCTTACAAGCAATTAAAAGTGTTACTAGCACTTCAACAATTAGTATAATAAAAAGTATTGGGAAGGTGCTAGCAATAGCATCTTCTAGTACTGTATCAATAATAAAAGCTTTAACAAGAACTTTAACAGTATCAAGTACAAAT